CATGGCACAGTGTGGCCATGAGTCTGGTGGCTTTGTCTGGCTGACAGAGAACCTGAACTACAGCGCCGCTGGTCTGATGAAGACCTTTGCCAAATACTTTCCCGACCAAGGCACAGCCAATGCCTACGCCAGGCAACCAGATAAGATTGCCAACCGTGTCTACGCTAACCGGATGGGCAACGGCGATGAGAATAGTGGTGATGGCGCTCGGTACAAAGGCCGAGGTCTTATTCAGGTTACCGGCAAGGATAATTACTTCTGGTTCGCCTCATCCCTTGGCATCACGCCAGAAGCAGCGTCTGAGTATATGCAGACATTTGAGGGAGCAGCACAGTCTGCTTGCTGGTACTGGGAAACAGCTAGCCTGAACAAGCTGGCAGATGCCGGTGACATTTTGACCATGACTAAACGGATTAACGGAGGCACCATTGGACTTGAAGACCGTAAGAAACATTACGCTCATGCTCTGCATGTGCTGGGCGGCTAGCGCTTGTGAGGATCGGTTTAGGTATCCTTGCCAGGATCCCAAGAATTGGGAGACTAAAGAGTGCAAGCCACCGATCTGCACTGCAACCGGCACCTGTCCTGAAGATGTAACTCAACCTGAGAAGGCAAAGCCATGATCCTGAAAGCCACAGAAGAACAGCTCAACTCTCTGCTGAAGTTCACCATCGGCATTACCTTCTGCCTGATCCTGGTCATCATGGCAGGGCTGTCGATGTACTCGGTGGTGTTTGTCACTCAGCCGATGTCTGGCATGGCACCAGCTGATAAGAATTTTTTCCTGCTGCTCTCAGACATGAGCAAGTACATACTCGGTGCGCTGGCTACCCTGATTGCGGTCAAGGGTAAGGATGCTTTCGTACCACCACCCGGCATCTCGACTGCTGCTGACTTCAAGGATGCACCACCACCCAAGCCTGCTCCTGTTGTGACCACGACTGTGACCACAGTACGCAGCGAGGGAGATCCTGCTGCTGTTGCTGCTGCTGGCTATGCTGGCAAACCTGCCCCTGTTCAACCACCTCACCCGGAGAGAGACGAATGAAGACGCTATTTGCAACCCTGTTGGCCTTGACCCTGACAATGCCTGCCTTTGCCCAGGAGACTAAGAAGATTTGCAACATGCAGAAGGATCGCAAAGGCAAGGAAGTTAAAGTCTGCAAGGATGTTAAGGTCCATAAAAAATTGGACGGAACAAAAGTGCCGCCAACAAAATGAATCCCTGGTTAATCCTTGGCTTTGTCCTGGCGGTGGCCGCAGCTGGCGGTGCCGGCCTGTACCAAGGGCATGAGCTGGGCGTGGCCGAGGTGCAACAGAAGTGGGATAAGGAACGGGCTGCGCAGCTGGCAGAGCACGCTGCTGCCCAGGCTGCAGCTCGCGAGAAGGAACAGGAACTGCAGGCCAGCGCTGACCTACTAAGAAAGGATAAAGACCGTGAGATCCGTGATCTTAATGCTCGCACTGCCGCTCTTACTAACAGCCTGCGCGACAGGCCGAGTCGCCCCACCGCCGAAACCAGTACCGTGTCCAGTACCGCCAGCGCTGGATGCGCCCCCTCCAGCTGTACTGGAGCAGGACTTTCTAGAGAGGATGCGCAATTTCTTGCAGGGGAGGCTGCCAGAGCAGATGAGCTCCGCGCCTCCCTCAAGCAGTGCCACGCCCAGTATCAAGCAATAAGGCAGTAGCAACTCTGGCCGGGCTGGGCGACCTCCTTCGCGCCAAACCACCCGACCAGTTTCCCCGGCTAAGTGCCGGGGTTTTTTTCTGCTGATCCACCCATTGATGCGCCCAGCGCTGCCAGGCGTTTGGCATAGGAAGCAGAGTGCCGCAGCCGCTTGACCGGGTCGATCTTCTCGATGACCGATTGGTTAGCGTTGCGGAGCTCTTTGAGGATTGTCATGCGCTCTCTGGCTGGACGCTTACCAGCGCGTGCGGTTTTGTCTGCGAGCTCCTCATACGCATCGCACCAGGCATCAATGTCGGACCAGGTGCTATTGAGTAAGGCCGGCACCGGTTCACCCTCGGCTCGCTCGGCCTTCATGTCTGGCACCATCAGCGGGTAACCCTGCGGATAACTCTCTACCGCATCAGAATCCTCTGGCTCATTCTGCAATTCATCAGTATCCTGCGCCGCCATCACGGCATCAAAGAATGCTTTCCCAGATGCGATTAGATCTTCAACTGGAGTTTGATTCATGATCTCAACTACACCGTCAACTATCTCTTGAATCTCAATTGGCTCCGGCGGTGCGGGCGGCGCAATCATATCCAGCGGGTTTGCTGGGATGGGCGTGACATCTTTGATTGGCCTGGGCTTGGCATCATCAGGGTAGTCGGCGGCCTCCTCGGCGCTGATCAATCCCTTCAAGACATCAGGGAAGGCATCGCGCAGGGCGAAGCCGCGAGCTCGCATCTGCAACATCCGCTTTGGGTACTGCGTCCACGGTCCCTGCTTATTCCAAAGACCAGCACGCTTGGCATCATTGACGCTAAACTTAATTGTCACTGGCTGCCGGCCTTTGCGCCTGGCTATGCAGACAGCGGCAAACTCACCCGTCCCCTCGACTCCCTCAAAGGTTTCGTCGATACCATCGCAGACCGGGCTAGCCTGCACCAGCGCGGCCATAGCGTCGCCGTACACGCTGGGCTTGCCATTGATTACGGCAATATTCTGGAGCGCCTGCATGGGTGCCAGGCCGAGCTCATAGCCCCACTGCACGCAGACCATGATGTCCTGTGGTTTTCCCTGGTAGGCGCGTGGGACCATGCTAGAGTCGGCCAGCATCTTTGAAAACTCCATCGCCTCGCCCATAGTGGCGGGAGCGAATCCCTTAGTTGTAGTCAATTGCATCATCATCCCCTGGTACATAAGTATTTAATGTCTGAAGCAATAAGACAGACAGGCTGTCCACCACTTCGTTTGCTTGCTCTTCGGTCATGGTCGGCACTGCATTAAGCAGCGCGACGCAGGCTGCAGCGTGCGCTTGCTCAATGTCTGTCAGCTCTCGGTTGTCCATCAAAGCTCCTTGATTGATAGTGTGGATTGACGAATGCTGTAGGCATCCTTGGCCGGCACGACGCGCTGTGGCGCTGCCTTGTAGAACCGCATTGGCCAGCGGATTTCGTAGTTGCCGACCTTGGCCTTCGATGCCTCGCCCATCATTGCTTTCAACTCCGTCTCTGCTTCAGTGCGCCTCTGTTCTGCCTGCTCAATGTCTGCCTTGGCGGCCACGATCTGCCCGACCAGATGCTGCGCTCGCTCCGGCAAGTGTGCCGTTCGGCTTTCGTCTGCGGTCGGATACATGCGGTCAGCGTCTTTGCTGCTCGCCGGGTTGTAGAAATCGATCTCGCCGGTTGCTCTGAATTTTTCTACCTTGTGCTGAAACTCAAGCACGGCTGCCTTGATGGTGGCCAGCGTCTGTGCGTGCGGCTCAAACAGGAAGATCCGCAGCGTGGTTCCCTGGTACAGCACGGCCACGCATCCCCACTTGGCCTGCATGATGTCCATCTGAGCCTGCAGCTGCACAGGACCACGGTAGAGTGCCGGTATTTCTTCGGGCTGTACTGCGGTGAGCTTGGCCTCAAGCACGCCAACGCCGGCTAATTCGATGGAGTCTTTGCCGATCACATAGATCCCAGCGTCTGGGTCGGTGCGGACAATCTGCCCGGCACCATCAGCGCAGCCATCCAGGCTGCAGGCCAGCGGCAGTGTTTCGTGATAGAACGCTTTGTTAAACTCAGTCTTCAGGTCTGCGAGCTGGAGTCGCTTTGCTGTTTCGCGCAGGATAATTTCCTCAAGCCGGTCGCCCCAGGCCATTGATTCATTCTGCTCAAAGTCAGATTCAATGCCGGCAATTGCATTGATGGTGGTCTGCAGCTCATCATTGGGGCTTTGATATTTAGACAATCCCAACAGCGCAGGAAGCCTGCTGGCTGACATCATTGTGTTTGGGGTTAGCTTTCCTGACATGTTTCCTCCTTGAGTTTGTAGACGCGCACGACCCTAGCATGTGCGGCCT